ATTAATTTGAGTGAGTACATTGTATGGGGTGTAAGATGATAATCCCATACGGTGATGTTTCTCACATAATTTACGAGATGGTGCAACAAAAATGTGTGTATTACCACATGTGTTAGCAACATCAGTTGTCTTGGAAGAACTGGCATAACCAGTGGCTGCTTTAATAGACACATGTACGTATTTATAATTAGGATCATTTGGTAAGTACTCATTGATGATAGATCTATATTTAATCATTTTGTCAGAGGCAAAGTCATTAACATAATGTTTGATTTCATCAATGCTAACTTTAAAAGAGTGTGATGTAATTGATTTGTTATATAAACTATAATATTTATCAATGTTACTAGATATTTGGTTATTAATTTTATTTTTAAGTATATAATAAACTTCGGAAAAATCTTCCTCGTCAGAGTTTCTATGTGTTTCATGAGTTTCAAAACAATCAATTATAGACCAAATCTTCTTTGGGTTGGCGAATGTTTTGATGATAATTGTACAACCAAGGGGTAGTCTATTAAAAGACATATCTATAATGTTGTCGATAATTTTCTCTGAGTTCTGGCTAGTGGCAGCATCACAAATAAAATATTTACAATGGTCGACATCACATTGTATGTTATCTAGTATATTGGCATACTCTTTGTCTAACGAGTACTCACACTTAATAATGTTTTGTCGATTATGTTCATCGTTCCATTTTAAATGTGCAAATCCTTTATATATAAGTGCATAAACCAAATTGTCGCGAAATTTATCAGCTACCTGGGATATCATATCACCCGGGGCAGCGCTACATTCGATTATGGTGTCATTAACGTTAACATCATTGATGAATTTGTCAACGATTGTGGTAAATTTCGCTTTAGCACCGCCTCTTGGTAGTAGGACGTAGAAATGGTTGTGTGAAAAGTTGATGTCGACTTCTAGTCCATCTCCAAAAACATATTTAATCTGTCTTTCTTCATCAAAGACGACGTATTTAATATTGAAGTGGACACCGAATTTTCTTAAGATTATGTTGCTACAATCATTATTAAGATAAATTGCGTTGTCGATGTAATCACTAACTTGTTCGGCAGTAACGGTGCCGTTAGGGATCTCCTCTAACAGCAATTTGCGCGCAAGCTCTAAATACGTAGAGATAGTATATGTATATTGTATGTGCGGTGGTAGTGTCTTGTGGGTGCATTCAATGGCGCAGTGACCTACTTTAA